TTCCACTGGGCAGCCGGCTTTATGTTGAAGGATATGGCGAGGCGGTAGCCGAGGACACCGGCGGTCTGGTCAAGGGGAACATAATCGATCTGTATTTTCCCACTGAATCAGAATGTTGGGAATTTGGGAGGAGACAGGTGGAAGTGAGGGTGATTGAGTAGCGGCGCAGTGTGTTGATAATGCAAAGGAGCGATATGTGTTTCCAAAATAATTAAATGCCCAGTATCCCAAAAAAAGGAAGGAGAATGAAAATGAAACTAACTGAATTGCAAAGCATTCTTGGAGAGGAAATAAACAAGGTTCGTCAATCTGGCGCAGATGCGAATACTATAAAGAGGTCGCAGACCGTAGCATTATTGGCTAAGCAGGTTATCAATAACGCAGATATAATTATACGGTTTGACAAAATGAAAGCAACACGGCCCGAGTTGAAATCAAGAATTGAGGAACTGATTTAATGGCTAACGGTCATAAGTACACAGAAGAACAAAACGAGTTTATACGGCAGAATTATACCGATGTCAGTGACTGTGTTCGCAAGTTTAATGAGCGTTTCAGAACAAAACTATCTTATTCAGCTATAAAAACCCATGCTAACAGAAAGCTAAAGATTGTAACTGGGTTTAGACCGTGGACGGATGAAATGAATACTGCTATTAAAGAAATATTACTTAAATTTTCGTACAAACAAGCGACAGTTATATTTAATAATCGCTTTGGAACAGATTTTACGGTAAAGCAAATTCAAGATCATTGCGTACGCTTCGGCATTAAACGGAACCATGCCGCTTTTTTAGAACAAGTCGATGAAATTATATCTGAAAATATCGGGAAAACCTACGAGGAAATCAGAAAAATAATCCATGAACGCACAGGCAAAGAATACCGTGATTATACTGCCGTCTGTGTAAGAGCTACTAATCTTGGACTGAGCAGACCGCATAGAGTCTGGCAGACAAGCGACCGTCGCACAATTAACGGCGAGGAGGTCACGTTTTCAGAGTATGTGCGTTTTATTGGGAACCGTTGGCACAGGCTAGAGCATGAGCTACAGCCACTCGCCTTACAAGTAGTGAAGCTTCAAAGTGATGTAGCGAAATGTGAAGCAAATTTATAAACATTACAAATATCTCTAACTGCACATTCCAAGGATTAAACGAAGGAGAGGAGGGCAACCCATGAAGCCAGGCGACAAAGTGATGGTACCCCGCACTGGGGGCGGGTACTCCTTAGGAGAGATATTAGAGATCTACACCGATGGATGGGCCCGGGTGACGTTCCCCATTGGGGCGACATACCGGGGACGGCCCCGGCCGCTGGCGGAGATGGCATGTAAAACTTTGAAGATGAGTGAATTACGACCAGTAAAGGAGGACCTATGAGCATCAAAATCAACAAACTGGAAATCGAAAATGTAAAGCGCGTAAAGGCCGTTAAGATCGAACCTACGGCCAATGGGCTGACTATAGTGGGCGGAAAGAACAACCAGGGCAAAACCAGTGTGCTAGATGCTATCTGCTGGGCCCTGGGCGGCGAGCGATACCGACCGTCAGAACCGCAACGGGAGGGATCTGCGATCCCGCCTAACCTGCATATCGTTATGAGTAACGGACTGGTGGTCGAGCGTAAGGGAAAGAACAGCGACCTTAAGGTTATTGACCCTAATGGTCAGAAGGGCGGCCAGCAGTTACTAAATGAGTTTGTAGAACAGCTGGCGCTGGATCTGCCCAAATTTATGCAAGCCAGCAACAAGGAAAAGGCTCAGACATTGTTGCAGATTATCGGTGTGGGGGACAAGCTATTCGAGTTGGAACAACAGGAAAAGGACATCTACAATCAGCGGCATGCTATTGGTCAAATAGCTGACCAAAAAAAGAAGTTTGCAGCTGAGCAGCCTTATTACCCTGATGCACCCAAAGAACTTATATCTGCATCTGACCTGATCAAACAACAGCAGGACATTCTAGCCCGCAACGGCGAGAACCAGCGAAAACGCGAAAACCTGCGTACCCTTGAATTCAATTACAACGAAGTGCAAAAACAAATTGCTGATTTGGAAAAGCGGTTAATTTCCTTAAAGGCACAGCGTGATCAGCTGGATGCCGACATAGCCATAGCACGAAAAACAGTTGAACAACTCCACGATGAATCCACTGCTGAGCTTGAAGCCAACATTGCCAACATCGAGGAAATCAATCGCAAAGTCCGGGCCAACATGGACAAGGATAAGGCCGAAATGGACGCTCAGGAATATGTCAATCAGTACAACGCTTTGACCACTAAACTGAATGAAGTCAGACAGGCTAAAATTGACCTACTCAATGGTGCCGACCTGCCCCTGCCGGGTCTCTCTGTTATAGATGGAGAGCTAACCTATAACGGTTTTAAATGGGACAACATGAGCGGCAGTGATCAGCTAAAGGTTGCCGTAGCTATCGTCAGGAAGCTCAACCCGAAGTGCGGGTTCGTCCTCATGGATAAGTTAGAACAGATGGACCTGGACACTCTGACGGAGTTTGGAACATGGCTTGAGCAAGAAGGACTCCAAGCGATCGCTACCCGAGTCAGCACCGGACCAGAGTGCGAAATCATTATTGAAGATGGTTATGTAGTGGGTGCGGATAAGCCAGCTGAAGAAGCCCCGTCATGGAAGGCAGGTGAATTCTAGGTGCAGATAAGCAGAGGCGTAATTGTAGGAGCTCAAAAAATAGTTATCTATGGCCCGGAGGGCATTGGTAAATCATCCTTTGCAGCTAAGTTTCCTAATGCGGTTTTTATCGATACTGAGGGCAGCACTAAGCATATGGATGTGGCCCGGCTGCCTAAGCCTACCAGCTGGACAATGCTGGTTGAACAAGTCAAATATTTTAAGGCTAATCCTACGGCGTGTGACACTCTCATAATCGATACCGTGGACTGGGCCGAGCAGCTTTGCATGGCCGATATATGCGCCAAGGCTCAGAAGAAGGGCATCGAGGACTTTGGGTACGGCAAGGGATACGTCTACCTGGCTGAGGAGTTTGGCCGGTTGCTGAACCTGCTGGAGGACTTGATCGAGCTGGGAATCAACATTGTCCTGGTAGCCCATGCCCAGATGAGGAAGTTTGAGCAGCCGGACGAACTAGGAGCTTACGACCGCTGGGAATTGAAGTTACAGAAAAAGACTGCCCCTATGGTCAAGGAATGGGCCGATATGGTGTTGTTTGCGAACTATAAGACTTATGTAGTGAACGTGGACGGTCAGGGAGTCGACAAAGGCACTAATAAGGCCCGAGGCGGTAAACGGGTGATCTATACTACCCATCACCCCTGCTGGGACGCCAAGAACCGGCATGATTTACTGTCGGAGATACCGCTGGACTATGACGAGATCGGGCCGCTGATCATTACCCGAGGAACTACAAAGCCACAACCGGCACAACAGCAGACCGAGCCGGCACCAGTGCAGGAGATCCAGTTTATAGACTCGACCGAAGATCCGGCGCCATGGGATGTGCCCGTAGTAGACGAAATGGCCAATGTGCCTAAAAACCTGGCCGACTTAATGAAGGCCAATAATGTGACGGTTGCCGAGATCCAACAGGCAGTAGCCAGCCGGGGATATTATCCAGCTGATACACCTATACAAAATTATGACCCGAGATTCATTGACGGTGTTTTGGTTGGGGCCTGGGAGCAAGTTTTTAAGATTATTAAAGGGTTCCGATATGACAGCGAAATTCCATTTTAATAAAAAGGAGGATTTATAACATGGCAGATCAGTGGAGCGATTTAGGAACGGAATACAACCCTAATGATGATGGTCGGGCATTAGGATGGGAGGATACTATCGAGCATGATAGCCCGGATTTTGTAATCCTTCCCGAAGGTGATTATGATTTTGAAATTATCGATTTTGAACGGGGCCGCCATAATGGGTCTGAAAAACTACCTCCATGCCACAAGGCGATAGTCCATGTAAAGGTGGAAGGTAAAGAAGGCACCACTATTATCAAGCACAACCTTTTCTTACACAGTAAGACTGAAGGAATGGTTTGTGCCTTTTTCACTGCTATCGGCCTCCGGAAAAAAGGCGAGCCATTTAAGATGAACTGGCCCGCTGTTCCTGGTTCCAAGGGCCGCTGCAAGGTCGGGATCCGTAAGTGGAAGAACGACGAAGGCAAGGAAATGACTTTCAACGAGATCAAGAAGTTTTATGAACCAGACGCCCAGCAAGCCATGTTCACGCCGGGGACGTTTTAGCCTATGGAACTTAGACCATATCAGATCAAGGCCAAGGAAGCCATTCAGGCCGAATGGGGCAAGGGTAATAAAAAAACCCTGCTGGTGTTGCCCACCGGCACGGGTAAGACCATCGTCTTTAGTAAGCTGACTGAGGATTGCGTCAAGGATGGTGAGCGGGTTTTGATACTCGCTCACCGGGGCGAACTGCTTGACCAAGCCGCTGACAAGATGGCCCAGGCTACCGGGCTGGGCTGTGCAGTCGAGAAGGCCGAGGAAAGCTGTCTCAATAGCTGGTTTAGGGTAGTGATCGGATCAGTCCAGACTCTCATGCGGGAGAAGCGGCTGGCTCAGTTCAGCCCTGATTATTTTAGCACGATCATCGTGGATGAAGCCCATCACTGTCTAGCTGACAGCTACCAGCGAGTTTTAAGCCATTTTGACCAGGCCAAGGTGCTAGGAGTAACCGCCACGCCCGACCGGGGCGATATGCGCAACCTGGGACAGTATTTTGAATCCCTGGCGTATGAGTACACCTTGCCGAAGGCCATCCGGGACGGGTACCTATGTAAAATTAAAGCCCAGACCATACCTCTCAAACTAGACCTGGCCGGGGTGGGGATGCAGGCCGGGGACTTTAAGAGTAGCGACCTGGGGACTGCCCTGGACCCGTACCTGTACCAGATAGCTGACGAAATGGCTAAGTATTGTATGGATAGGAAAACAGTAGTATTCCTACCGCTTATAAAAACATCACAGAAGTTCCGGGATATCCTGGAGTCTAAAGGTTTTAGGGCTGCCGAGGTCAACGGGGAGAGCGGGGATCGGGCTCAAGTGTTGGCTGATTTTGATGCTGGCCGGTATGACGTGCTTTGTAACTCCATGTTATTGACCGAGGGCTGGGACTGCCCCAGTGTGGACTGCATCGTAGTCCTGAGACCGACCAAGATTAGGAGCCTTTATTGTCAGATGGTGGGTCGGGGAACTCGTCTATATGATGGCAAAGACCACCTGCTGTTACTAGATTTTCTCTGGCACACTGAGCGTCACGAGCTGTGCCACCCTGCCCACCTGATTTGTGAGTCTCCGGAAGTGGCTGAGATCATGACCAAAAACATGGAAGATGGTCAGCTAATAGACATTGAGGAAGCTGAGGTACAGGCTGCCAGTGATGCAGTACAAGCCAGAGAGGAAGCCCTGGCCAAACAGCTCCAGGAAATGCGGCACCGCAAGCGCAAGTTAGTAGACCCGCTGCAGTTTGAAATGTCAATCCAGGCTGAGGACCTGGCCGGATACGTGCCCGCCTTTGGCTGGGAAATGGGACCGCCATCTGACAAGCAAATTAAGACCCTGGAGAAGCTAGGTATATTCCCCGACCAGATAGAGAGTGCAGGGAAGGCGAGTAAACTGCTTGATCGGCTTGCTATGAGACGGATGGAGGGCCTTACGACGCCGAAACAGATCAGGTTCCTGGAGTCGCGTGGGTTCCAGCACGTGGGGACCTGGCAGTTTGACACAGCTAAAAAACTGATAGATCGGATTGCCGGCAATGGCTGGAGAGTGCCGAGGGATATAAATCCAGCTGAATATAAGCCTGTAGAAATCGAGTTTACAGAGTTTGTGGGGAGATAGGAGGGCCGCTTGATGACAGAACTTGAACTACTCGAACATATAGACCCCTCCCGGCTGGACTACCAGGACTGGGTAAACGTGGGAATGGCACTTAAAGACGCGGGATACACAGCAGCTGACTGGGATAACTGGTCTAAGCGTGACGCCGGCCGGTACCACCCAGGGGAATGTTTCCGGAAGTGGGGGAGCTTTAAAGGCTCCTCTAACCCGGTGACTGCTGGTACCCTGGTGGCATTGGCGAAGGACCAGGGCTGGGTGCCGGAACGTAGAGACTCCGGCCCAGGGCATGAGCTAGAGTGGGATGCCATCATTGGGGGCAAGGACGACCTGGTGGTGGTAGATAAGAACTGGGTGGAGGGCCAGGAAGTAATAGAACCCGATATCTGGAACCCAGTTGAACACCTAGTTAAGTACCTTGAAACACTATTTGAAGCATCCGAGAATGTCGGCTATGTCACGGAAAGCTGGGAGAAGGACGGTCGATATCTACCAACTAAAGGTTGCTGGGACCGGACGGCTGGCGAGCTGATCCAGCAGCTGAATAACTGTAAGGGCGACATAGGGTCAGTATTAGGCGATTACAAGCCCGAGGTGGGGGCCTGGATACGGTTTAATCCTCTGGATGGTCAGGGCGTGAAGAATGAGAACGTGACTGACTACCGGTATGCGCTGGTAGAATCGGACGATATGGCCATAGATCAACAACACGCCATCATCAGGGAACTTGAGCTGCCGGTGGCCTGCCTGGTGCATAGCGGTAAGAAGAGCCTCCATGCCATCGTGAAGATCGAGGCCGGAAACTATGAAGAATACCGCAAGCGAGTTGATTATCTCTATAACGTCTGCAAAAAGAACGGCCTCAAGGTAGACAGCCAGAACCGGAACCCGTCACGTTTAAGCCGGATGCCCGGGGTGATGCGTAACGGAAAGAAACAGTTCCTGGTGGACACCAATATAGGCAAAGAGTCGTGGAAAGACTGGCAGGACTGGATAGAGGCAGTTAATGACGACCTGCCGGAACCGGAAAGCATGGCTGACGCTTGGGACAACCTGCCCGACCTGGCACCACCACTTATTGAGGGAGTGCTTAGACAAGGCCACAAAATGCTGCTGGCAGGGCCATCCAAAGCCGGTAAGTCATTTGCACTCATCGAGCTCTGCTGTGCCATCGCTGAGGGAAAAGAATGGCTGGGATGGGCCTGTGCCCAGGGCAAGGTTATGTATGTCAATCTGGAGCTTGACCGGGCCAGCTGCTTGCATCGTTTTAAGGACGTCTATAATGCCCTGGGGTGGTTCCCGGACAACCTGTCCAACATCGATATATGGAACCTCAGAGGGAAATCCGTCCCCATGGATCGCCTGGCCCCCAAGTTAATCAGGCGGGCCGCTAAGAAGAATTATATCGCCATCATTATAGATCCCATATACAAAGTCATCACCGGTGACGAAAACTCAGCTGATCAGATGGCCCACTTTTGTAATCAGTTTGACCTGATATGTCACGACCTGGGGGCAGCTGTGGTCTACTGCCACCATCACTCAAAAGGCCAGCAAGGGCAAAAGAGATCCATGGATAGGGCCAGTGGCTCTGGAGTGTTTGCCCGGGATCCGGACGTATTACTTGACTTGATCGAGCTGGACCTGACTGCCGACCTGCTCAAACAAGAGGAGAATAAGGCGGTCTGTGCGGTCTGTGAGGCATGGCTGGAGAAGCACGTCAAGGACTGGACTGAGGAAGTCAGCCAGGACGATAGATGTAGTGAAAAACAGATGCTCTCGGTTTGTGATAAGCTGCTAGGCCAGGATAGGTACCAGGAAATGCTTAAGGACGTTTACGCGGCCAGGCAGTGGATTCAGCAGCGGTCAGCATGGCGGATCGACGGCACCTTAAGAGAATTTCCGAAGTTTAAGCCGATTGATCTTTGGTTTGCGTACCCGACTCATCAGGTGGATACTGCCGGATTGCTAAAAGACCAGGAGGCTGAGGGAGATAAGGCGCCCTGGCAGCGGGCCATGGAAAAGCGGAAACCGAAAGAGAAAAAGGCAAAGGACAGGAAGATTGCACTAGAAAATGCCTTCGAAGGATGCACTTTTGACGGGGAAGTTACCTTAAAAAACATGGCTGAATACATGGGCGTAACTGAAAAGACTGTAAGAAACAGGATAGAAGAACATGGAGGATTTGATATTGAAAACGGAAAAGTAATACAGAAAAAAACATAAAATTTCCCTTTTTTCCCTGAGAGAAAATCGGGAAAATAACGTTAATTTCCCTTTTTCCCTGTTCAGAAATCGGGAAGAAAAAAACATGATTTATGTTATTTTCCCTACTGTAAATAACTGGAACAAAATCGGGAAAATTGGGAAGAAAAAAACTTGTTTTGCGTTATTTTCTTCCGAGGGAAAATCGGGAAGAAAAAAACATACCCTAAAGGGTATGGAAATTTCTTTCCCTGCTTCCGCAGGTCACGGGGGAAAGTAGTCGTGCGTAAGCAAGCACGACGACTCCTTCCCCTGATCCGTGACTAAAGGTTTGATTTAAAATCGATAGGCAAATATGGGCAAATTTTACAGGAGGTAAAAATGGGTAAAGGGGAGTTAAATTCATCTGGTAATAAGGCTTGGGTTAAAACTAGTTCTAATCTGGAATGCGTGAGAAAGATGCCAGAACTAAGACACAGTTTTAAAGGTGAACCGTTTGATATTAAGAAAAGCGAAGTTGTTCAGTGGCTTATCGAACAACCAGGAGTTTTAAATTATCTTGTTGATTTAGTTAATGGTCACGATAAAAGGCGGGAAAAACTTATTGTCTATAATCCTGAACGAGGTACTTGGCAGGGAGTTGATTATAATGCGGACTGAATTTTTCATGCCGACGATACCACCTACTGTTACAGCCCAGGAACATCAAGTCACATGACGAAGCGGTAAGCCTGTTTTTTATGATCCAACAGAACTCAAAGCAGTACGATCAAAATTAACAGCGCACCTGGCGCGGTACGTGCCAAAGGAAAAGTATACCTGTGGAGTCAGGCTGGTTACTAAATGGTGTTTCCCGATTACCGGCAAGCACCAGGACGGTGAGTACAAAACTACTAAGCCTGACACTGATAACCTACAGAAATTACTCAAGGACGTGATGACCGACCTGGGATATTGGACTGATGACGCGCTGGTGGCCAGTGAGATTACAGAGAAGTTTTGGGCTAAGATACCCGGGATCTATATCAAGATCGAGGAGGTGACGTCATGAAGCCTGGTTTTCACGTAGTCTGCCTGGAACCCGGAGCAGACAATCATAAGGAGCACGCGCCGCCGCCCGACCCGGAGCCGCCGGAGGGGTTCGTTGATAACACGGTCTA